AATCGCAATCATCGTCTTCGAGATACCGAGCGACGGCGAGCCGCACATTTCCAACGTGCTGGGTGATTTCACGATCCCACAACTGCAAGAGATCGAACAGGCGTTCATAACGAGCAACCTGGAGTACCCAGAGGACGCCACCGGTGTCGTCTGTGAGGTGTTGGAGATCGATCGGGAACTCGAACCGGATGGACCTGGATGGTTATTAAATATACTCGGACACGACGGCACGGAGCATCCCGAGGATTATTGGCCCTGGGTGGACCGTGGCACGGAGGACGAAGATGCCTGAATCACCACGATGTAGGTGCCCATGCACATGCGGCCATTCTCACGGCAAGAAGCCCGGCACCTGCATATGGTGCATGACGGCGCGTATCGCCAAAATGCGAAAAGCCATAAAGGAGGCCATGGGGATACTGTCAGATGGCGATCCAGAATAATGCAGCTCGAGCTCAATCCAAAACAGGCTGAGTATACCGAAGCGGTATTCAGCGGACGATATAAATACCTGATGTATGGCGGGGCGATCCGCGGTGGGAAAACCGTAGCGGCGATCGCGATCGTGCTGATGCTTGCCAGGATTTTCCGTGGCTCACGGTGGGCAATCGTTCGCAAAGATCTGCCGACGATCAAAAGGAACACGGTACCATCGTTCAATAAGTTCGCCCCGCCGGGGTTTTGTCTACCGGTCAACCGGACAGACTGGTTTGTTGACTGTGTCAATGGCAGCCGAATTATCTTTTTTCCCGAATCGTTCGATGTTGATCGCGAGCTCAATCGGTGGCGCGGGCTGGAGGTCAACGGGTTTGTGCTTGAGGAAGCCAACGAGCTCAACGAACAGGCGTTTGAAAAAGCGATAGAGCGCGCCGGGACATGGATCTGTACCGAGTGCGACCAACCACCACCGCTGATAATGGCGACGTGCAACCCGTCCAAGGGCTACGTCTCAAGGTTATTCTACGAGCCATGGTCCAAGGGTCTGCTTTCGGCGCCGTGGTACTATCTTCCAGCCAAAATCACCGATAACCCACACGCGGCGACGCCGGAATATATGGCGTCCCTTGCCGAACTCAAGAAGATCAACGAAAAGATGTACCGACGATTTGTTGACGGTGATTGGACCGTTTCGGACGATCCGGACCAGCTGATCAAATATGAGTGGATCAATGCCGCCAGAAACGTTGAGCCAATCCCGGGCAAAAACGCCCTCGGTGTCGATGTGGCGCGGTATGGTGACGATAAGTCAGTCTTATGCTACCGAAACGGGAATACGGTGACGGCGCTGGATTATTACGACAATCTGTCAACCGAACGCGTAGCGGCCTATGTCAGGGGGGCGATGATCGACGGTCCAATCGATGCCTCGGCTGTGAAGATCGACGGTGTCGGCATAGGCGCAGGCGTCATAGATAGCCTTGAATCTCAGGGGTACCACGTGACCGAGATTATTTCTGGTGCCCGGGCCGATGCATCTGGTCCATACCAATTCAACAACTTGCGTTCGCAGCTCTGGTGGAACTCGCGAGAAAACCTACGCCAGGGGCTGACGTGTCTCGACGTCGATGACAACCGCCTGGTCGAGGATCTAACCGCACCGCGCTACACGATAACATCGGACAAAATGATCAAAGTGGAGTCAAAAGACGAAATCAAAAAACGGATCGGTCGCTCAACCGATGCCGGCGACGCTTATGTTTATTCTGAGGCACCGGAGAATCCGAACCTGGGCGAACTCAACATTGCCGGGACCGGCACCCGCCGAAGCCCGTGGGAGTGAGCGATGAATACGTATTCTACCGCGCTACTTGATAGGGATTATTCGACCAATGTGATATTCCTGGAGAACGCAAGAAATTATTCACCTATCATCCACCAGGTTGGAGATGGCCAATGACAGACGAAAAAGACGAAAGAATTGAAAAACTACACCCGTCAGTAAGGCAAGTTCTGCAGTTTTTCAAATACAAGCACCTAACAGAAGAACTGCGGGATGTCAGCGCCAAATGCGCTGAGCTTGCAAACTGTATGGCCAACAGCTTGCCACAGAACCAGGAGCTGACCGTCGGCCTGAGAAAGCTCCTGGAGGCAAAGGACTGCTTTGTGCGGGCGGCGCTCTCCGGTTCAACTATTGGACCGTCGCCAAAGCCTAAACGAACATTCCCATCGTTAACCGCCGCAACCATGGAACTCAGCGACGGTCCGTCAGTTGTAGATGGGGTGTAAATCTGGCGTTGTCTGGGCGTAGCGCAGTTGGGTAGCGCGCCTGGCCTGGGACCAGGGGGTCGCCGGTTCGAATCCGGCCGCCCAGACCACCACGAACCATAGCCAAACATTGTAAGTTGCCGTATTATATACTAGTATTCCGCCACCAGTCCGGAGGGCAACGGTGACCGACGATAACAAGCTCACCCGCAGGCAATTACCAATGGAAATCGGGTCCACCGGACTGAAGCAGTCCGGCGGGCTCGTCTACGAAGAATTCCTCCCAAAACTTCAGGGCGAACGCGGTGTCCGCGTTTTCCGTGAAATGGTTGATAATTCCTCGGCAATCGGGGCCATCCGTCACCTGATCCGTTCGCTGGTTCGCCAGGCGGAATGGCGGATAGAGCCGGCCACCGACAAAGCGGACGCCAAAGCCGAGGCCGAATTCATCGAGTCAGCCATGGCGGATATGGAGGAATCGTTCGATGACTTGATCTCCGAAGCGCTGACCTGTTTGGACTTCGGCTGGGCCTACCATGAAGTGATCTACAAGCTTCGAAAAGGTGACACCGGACGACCAGAAACGGATTCGGCCTACAATGATGGCCGGTGGGGTTGGCGCACAATCCCGCTGCGCGGCCAGGACTCACTGCAGAACTGGGAGATTGAGCGCGAGACCGGCAAGATACTAGGGATGTGGCAGTTGGATACCTGGGCAAACAAGGGCCTTGTCATGATCCCTGAGGCCAAGGCCATCCACTTCCGGACGGAATCTATTAAAAATAACCCGGAAGGAAAGTCAATCTTCAGGAACTCGGTGATTGACTGGTTCTATCTGAAACAGATCCAAAAACTCGAAGCAATCGGCATTGAACGCGACATGACCGGCGTTATCCAGATGGAAGTGCCGATTGAGCTACTTTCCCCAAGCGCACCCCAGGAGCTCAAGGAAATCAGAAGCGAACTCGAAACCATGTTGGGCCAGCTAAAACGTGACGAGCGCGAATATGTCATGGTCCCCACTGAACTCGACAAGCAAGGCATGCCGACCGGGTACCGTTTTCGGTTGGCCGCCTCGCCAGGGAGGCGACAGTTCGATACCACGGCAATTAAGAGCTATTACCGGGCCAATATCCTGATCGCGGCCCTGGCCCAGTTTCTTTTGCTCGGCCAACAACAGACCGGTTCGTTTGCTTTGGCCAGCTCGCAAACCAATCTATTCTCGGTTGCGTTGGGGTCTGTGCTGGATATCATCGCCGAAACCTACACCAAACAAGGGATTCATCCATTAGAAAAACTGAACGGCGTAAAGCGTGGCCTATGGCCGAGGCTCACTCATAGCGACATCGAAACGCCACCGCTGGATGAAATCTCGAAATACCTATCTGCGCTCGCTGGTGCTGGGGTTGACCTAACCGCGGATTCAATTCAGCGAAAGTTACTGGAGTTCGGTAATCTCCCAACGGATGGCGTTGGTTGATGCCGGTTGCCATTCACCGGTACCAAATAGCCAAGCTGCGGCGCACTCTGCCGTGGCAAGATCGAGATCCGCCGGAACACGAGCTCGGCACCACGTATGAGATCGCGGCCAGGAATCAAGACGCATTTGAACGGGTATTCAGCGGGGTGGTGCGCGACCTGAATGACGAAGTGCTGTCAACGGTAGAGCGATCTTTACGCCGGGACTATGATATCAACGCGGCAAATCGCGATGTTGAATGGTATATCCCAGGCGGCGACAATGCCGCAATGTGGGTTCGGGCAGAGCACCGCTTGCTAGGCGCACACCTGAGCACGGTGAATGAATCGTTCGCTGCGACCGATAAGCAACTGGAAATATTTAGAAAAGAGCTACCACTGGAACTACCAGAGACACAATTATTCATGGCTCAGCGAACCGGGGCTCTGATCAAACAGATCTCAGACGGACAACGCGCTGTAATCAATACCATGGTCAACGCTGGAATTGATGACGGGATCAACCCAAAACGGTTGGTCACCGGTATCCGAAATACTGGGATCGGGCTGCTTGATGGCCGCGGACCGTACACGATCCAAATGGTCCAGAGGCGCCGGGCAATGCTGATCCAACAAGGCTTGAGCGGCAATAAGCTTGAGTCTGCAGTGGGGCGGTATCACAACCAGCTGCTACGCCGCCGGGCGGAAAACATCGCGCGCACCGAAATGATCACCGCCGAGGCCGCCGGCCGCAACTTCGCCTGGTCCCGTGCCGAGGCTGATGGGTTGTTCGTCGGTAAAAATGCCCGGCGTGTTTGGATTGCGGCTGGGCCGCCGCGGATGTGCCCAATCTGTGAGATGCTGGACGGTGAAACCGCACCGATTGGCGGATCGTACGATGGGTTTGACAGGCCTCCGGCACACCCAAGCTGTAGGTGCAGCGAAGGCTTGCGTATAGGAAGGGCATAGTTATGCAGTGGCGCCACGTCGCAAGAATATATCCCCCCCGGGCTGGGCGTGGTGTCACTGCACCAAAGGGCGACATATGAGCCATTCGCGCGAATACCTTGAAGAAGTTCTACGGCTGGCTAAAAAACAATTGCCTGGATGGGCGTTCGCCGTGCTGCAGCAAATGGCCCGGGCCCAGGCCGGTGCCAGGGCGAGACATAACCCAACCGATGCCCCTGGGTACCTCGAAAAACTGGCGCTAACAGAAGTGCGTCCTGAGAACCTTGCCCAGCTTGAGGGTGCCGATCTAAAACGCGTGTGGTTGCGCCTGGAGCAATGGTTCGCCAACTTTCGTCGTAAAAAACAGCCTACCGAGAACGTGATAAATGCCGCATTATGGGTAAAAGCAGAAATGGAGCGCCGAGGCTTCAAGGTAGAGGAGTCAAAACTCACCCGCGCCGTGGCAGTGCTCGAACAAACCAAGGCGCAACGTTCTGGTATCGCCGGTGGATGCCCTGAGGAGATACCGAAACAGCTGGCGGAACGACTTAAAGAAGCGCCTGACGAGGTGATGATCGTCCGGGACTTTGCCGTGCTGGGCGGATCTGGCGCCGTGTGTGAGCGGCCCAACGACCTGGACGTCATCATAAGAGCTGACTATATCATTGAAAAGGATAGGTTTTTATTGGACGGTTCGATGTTGGGCGCGGCGCTACGGCGGTTCTTATCCCCAGACAAAAAGTCGCAACAGGTGCAGCTGACCCATTCGGCGCAGGGAGGCCACACAGATTACGTGCCTCTGTATGACCTCGTTGCCAGGCGCCGGGCGCCGGAGGTGGTGAGAGTTGAGCCGGAGCCAGCCAAATACACCGGACAGGATAGGGTGGTCAAGGCTGGCGTCAAGGTCGGCACGTTTTTTAGGATGCCAACCGCCAACAACCGGACACTGCGCACCACGGACGAACTGATCGAGTTTTACCAACAGCATCCTGAGCTTTTCCCCTTGTTCGCCCGACAGAGATACGGAGGAGCGCCGTACCAGATCCACAAAGACGGCGGCAGCATCGCGATCTACTCGAGCAGCGGGGAGGATCGCACGGGCAGGCTCCCGTCAATCGTTGACGCCGTCGCAAATATTGAGCTGGATCCTTTGGTTTTGGTGGCATCCGTCAACAGGTGGTCAGACGGGCAACCAGTACAGCAAGATCTTACCGATAGCTACCTTGCTGGCGACGGTGACATTAGCGACACCGGGATAACCGCCAACATCACCGACGTGTTGTGGCATGGGCCAGAGGGCGATGTTAGCAACCTGCGTACCTGGGAGCGCGAAGGGCGGCTAAAACGCCTCGATCTCGCATCGGATGAGGGCGCACCATCGTCGGCGCTGAACCTGGCGCCGGTATGGACGGCTGAATCAGCGGATGAGATAGGCCAGTTAACCAATCGAGTAACTAAAATAAGCGGCTCCACCGGGGTGACGCTCCAGCAAGTGGATAAACCATACAATGTTGGCGGCGAAACCATACCGGGCAGCACTAGCTACCCATGGCGGCAAACGGTGGCGAAGGCGATGGCTTTTGTGAGTTCCTCACCATCGCTTGTGGATCTGGTGACCGGGCGCCCTTTCGCTGGACCGGAGGGTAATATATTGGATCGCTTGTATTTGGCCCCGCTCGGCTTGACCCGTAACGATGTTTCGCTGACCACTGATGCCACACTACCCAATCCGTGCCCGGCGACCGTGATCGCGCTTGGGTCTGTGGCGAAAACCAAGCTCGGCGATGCGGCGCACTTCACGCTCCCTCATCCGTATGCGGTCCGCAAGCACGGCGATTCTGGCGAGGTGGGCCGAAAAATCAGGCAAATCCGCCGGCATCTTGAAAAACAGGCCCCAGCGACTGAGGGCGGTACGCGATCTTCGGCGGCCGTCGCGAACTGGGATAAGCGGTGGCAAGATCTCCCCCCGAAATCTGGGACGGGACGATTCGTTTACCAACATCACTGGCGTGGGTTAAGGGATGACGAACTCGCCAAAACCGATGCCCAGCTGATGGGTGAGCCAGGGCGTTCAATCCACGGAGATATCAGACTCGAGTCAGATGATGGTCTTTGGGGGTGGTCCGTGTTTCTCGGCAAAAGCCAGGACAATCGCGACAGGGGCCCGCAGCATGACAAACTGATCGATTGGCGCAAAGGCGACAAGATCGAATGTTCTCCGAAACTAGGACAACCAAAGGAATGGCTTGATGTTGGCCGTGGTAAGCCGCTGATTACCGAGCCAGGCGGCCCAGGAGCAACGTCCGGTAAATCCGCGAAATTCTTTGCTATTGATCACGGGACGTACAAGCTCGGCGTGGTGCGAAACCATTTCGCCGAAATCTTTCTTGACGGTAAGCGCCTGAAAGGGCGATACTTATTCCAGCTTGCCCCCGTGGCTGGACGGCGCCGATGGCTGATCGATAAGCCCGCTGACCAAACGCCGATAGCGGAGGCGCGCGATCTCGCTGATGTGATAAGCGAGCTCAAGAAAAAAAAGCAGAAATTTTTGATCTGGGCCAAACCAGGTGAACGCCCAAAAAAGATCGATGTACGCACCGGTAAAGTAGCAAAGAGCATGACCGCCCAAATCGTCAAATCAGACCCATGCAAGCGCATCGTGTATGGTGTGGTGCTTGATCCATATGGTGCTGATGGTGCCGAGGCCGATGCTCATCTAGACTGGCCAACGCCGGCCTGTGTCGAGGGTTGCGCCCATGACTTCATGCTAGGCGATCGCCAAATCCGGCTCCAGCACGGCAAACCAGCCAAAGCGCAGGTGGTGGAATCAAGCATTGAGCAATACCCGAGCATGACGGATTACCGAGCGGCGATGAATGGACTACCGCACCGCGTCACCCGTCGGCACTTTGGATCTGATGTGATACACTCAGGGTCTTGGTTGCTTGGTGTGATGCTGGCGCCGGATGAATGGGCGGATTTCCTGGCCGGTAAATATAACGCGTTTTCGCCAGCCGGTAGCGGACTGAGAACCCCGATTGACGCCGGAGATCTGCCGAACGTCACCTTTATCGACCTGGTCGAACAAACCTGAAGGCAAACCAGTGGCAAAAAAACTTACACTGCTTGAAAGGCTACGGGCAAAGGAAGTCAGTTTGGTTGGTCGGGGAGCAAACAAAAAGGGAAGATTCCCAATCCAAAAACAGGAGATCGATGTGGATGAAGAAATGCAAGAATTGATCGCGGCCGTGCTCGGGACTGAGATCGACGCGGAGGCTAAGCTCGCCGAGGTTTTCGAATTCGAAAAAGCAGCACCATCCCCAAAGGCAGTGGCCGCCTTGAAGTCGGCATTGCGGATCATGGACGGCTTCAAAGAAGAGCTCCCGAAAGACGCCATGACCAAGCTGGCACAGCTGGCCGGATACCCGGCGCCGATTCCGCCAAAACAACAGGACCCGGCTCCGCCGGAGAAAGACGAAGGTGCAGGCGTGGGCAAAAACGATCATCCAGATGAGGTCAAAAAGCAACTCGAGGCGCACGCTGCCGAGGTTGAGGTTTTGAAGGGTTCCAACGAGGCTTTAAAGGCAAGTCTCGACACGATGAAAGACGAACGCGATCGGACGACGTGGGTCGCGAAGGCCGAAAAAGACTTGGCCCATTTCCCGGGCAAGTCCACGGAGGAACTCGGCGCCATGCTGCATGATATGGCGAAATTCAACGCAAAAACGGCAGACGACCAGTTCAAGGCCATGGCCGGGGTAAGTAAATCCATCAAAGAATCAGCCTTACTTCAAGCCGCTGGCACTGGTGGCGCCCCGCCAGCCTCGGGAAGTCCGGAAGACGAGCTCAACAAGATGGCCGACGAGTTAGTCATGAAGTCAGATGCCGATGTGGATTTCTACGCGGCATACAGCCGTGTTTGCAAGACCACCAAAGGCAAGGCGCTGTATGCGGAGATGATCAAACGGCAATCCAGCACGCACTGACAACCAGGGCAATCAAAGCGAACCTGAATTATAGGAGCTGAAAATGGCAACTGAAGGGATTTTGCTGTCGGTACCAGGTCTGGAGGCAGCTGCGGATTTGACAGGAAAACAGTTTTACGGTGTGAAGATCACCGCACCGGATACCGTGAACGTGTGCACGGTAGAGGGCGAGTACATCACCGGCGTTCTGCAG